AAGTTCGTTGTTCCATTTCAAGGTGGATTTGATGGTTCAAACCCAGCAACTCCAAAACATACAGGAGCAAGTATTGCTAATACCAATACACAAGGGTTTGATTGTTCAACATCTTCAACTGGTGGTACAGTATCTTACAAGAAAGCAATTAACGCTATAAGTAACGCCGATGAATTTGATATCAATATGTTAGTAACACCTGGTATCGTTCATGGATTACACTCTAAGATTACAAATCATGCAATAGCTAAAATGGAAGATCGTGGTGATGCATTCTATGTATTTGATTGTGGTAAATATGGTGGAACAATAGCAGATGCAACAAATGCAGTGACTGCACTTGATACTAACTACGCAGCAACCTATTATCCTTGGGTAAAGATTGTTGATAGGAATACAGCACTTCCAGTTTGGGTCCCACCTTCTTGTGTCTTACCTGGTGTAATCGCTTACACTGATAGAGTAGCACATGAATGGTTCGCACCAGCAGGTTTGAATCGTGGTGGACTAACAACGGTATTAGAAGCACAAACAAGATTGACTCATGATGAAAGAGATGACCTCTATGAAGAAAGAGTTAATCCAATCGCTTCATTCCCAGGTCAAGGTGTGGTAGTTTGGGGACAGAAAACACTCCAAGCAAGACCATCAGCACTTGATCGTGTGAATGTTCGTAGATTGTTAATCAAACTGAAGAAGTTTATCGCTTCCGCAAGTAGATACTTAGTCTTTGAACAGAACACAACAGCAACAAGAAATCGTTTCTTGAACATTGTGAATCCGTTCTTAGAATCAGTACAATCTAATAGTGGTTTGTCAGCCTTTAAGGTAGTAATGGACGATAGTAATAATACTCCAGATGTTGTTGATAGAAATCAACTTGTTGGTCAGATATTTATCCAACCAACACGGACAGCTGAATTTATTGTATTGGACTTCGTTGTATTACCAACGGGAGCAACTTTCCCAGCGTAAGTTTAATCACATAGATTAATAAATGAAAAACCCCTCTTTTTTGAGGGGTTTTTTGTTGCCCGATATATTTATATATGGAGATACTATAAAACTTCTAAAAAACTATGAAAAATGAATATGATGATTTTTTATAAAATTGATATTTATAGTAGAAGAAATTAAATTTATTGGAGATTAAAGATGCCAGAACTATTAGATCCTTCAGAAATAATGTTCACACCGTTTGAACCGAAAACGAAAAATCGGTACATCATGTACATTGAAGGTATACCAGCTTATCTTATTAAAACAGCGAATAGACCTACAATCGCATTTGAAACTATTGAACTTGACCACATCAATGTTAAACGATATGTTAAAGGTAAGGGAGCATGGGAAGAATTAGAAATTACTTTATATGATCCAGTTGTTCCGAGTGGAGCACAGGCAGTTATGGAGTGGGTAAGATTAGGACATGAATCTGTAACGGGCAGAGATGGATATTCAGATTTTTATAAAAAAGATATAACAATTAATGTTTTGGGACCCGTAGGTGATAAGGTTGAAGAATGGACACTTAAAGGTACATGGATTGTCAACGCAACATTTGGTGATTTAGATTGGGCAAATACTACAGACCCAGTTGATGTAACTTTGACACTTAGATACGATTACGCAATACTACAATTCTAATAAAATTTTAATAAAAAAAGGAGTTAATTATGGCAGTCATAGCAGATAAAGCTTGGTGGAAATCAAAGACAATATGGACTTCAGTAGTTGCTGGAGCCGTTGGAGTAGCACAAGCAGCAGGTGTTATAGAAGCAGTACCTGATGTAGTTTGGCAATTACTCGCAGCATTTGGTTTGTACGGAGTTCGTGACGCTGTTGGAAAAGCATAATTCAGCAGTAAGTAATATTTGAAACTGGGGATTTTAATATCCCCAGTTAGTTTTATAATAATTGGTTATATTGTATAGGTTACTATTCAATAAAAATTACAAAGGAGAAATAACATGGCAGAAGAAAAACGCCAGTTTCCTACTGAAGTAATAGATTTGCCTTCTAAAGGATATTTTTATCCAAAGGATAATCCGTTATCAAGTGGTCAGGTGGAAATTAAATATATGACGGCGAGAGAAGAAGATATTTTAACATCTTCCAATTTAATACAGAAAGGAATTGTGTTAGATAAACTATTGGAAGCACTTGTTGTTTCTGATATAAATATGGATGATGTGTTAATTGGAGATAAGAATGCAATTATGGTTGCATCCAGAGTTCTTGCATACGGTAAAGATTATCCAATAACATTTACAGATGCCAGCAGCGGCCGAAAAAGAGACGAAACAGTAGATTTAACTAAACTTGACGATAAAAAGGTAGATTTTAAAAAATTTACTAAGGGAGTTAATGAACATGAATTCGAGTTACCTGTTTCAAAAAGAAAACTTACTTTTAAGTTTTTAGCTCAATCTGATGAGAAAAAAATATCTTCAGAATTAAAGGCCATGAAAAAATTTACAAAAGAATCTGGTGTTGATCCCGAAATTACTACACGATTAAAGGCTTCTATTTTAGCAATAGATGGGGACCATGATAGAAATACTATTAATCAATTTGTTGATAATGAATTTTTAGCAGTAGATTCCTTTGCATATAGAACACATCTTACAAAACTCACTCCTGATGTTGATTTAACTATTATGGTAGAACTTGATGATGGTGAAGTTGAGGAGGTAGCGGTCCCAGTGACTGCCACGTTTTTTTGGCCTTCGTCCAAGTGATAAACCACATATACACAATCAAATATTCACCCTAATATATAATTCAAAGGGTGGATTCACATTCAATGAAGTCTATAATTTACCTATATATCTAAGACGGTATTATTTAAAACGACTTAAACTACAATATGATGATGAGAATGCTGCCTATAAAAAGACATCCAAATCTCCATCACGTCCTAATATTAAAAAACCAAAACAACGCAGATAGTAATTTTTCTTTAATCTGATATTTATAATTGATAAGAAACATTCAGTTTTATTCATTCGGAGAAAAACAAGATGCCAAGATACAAGATAAAAAATGAACAGGTTTTAACTGAGTTTATGGATAAATTTTGGAAAGCCATAGGTCAGAGAAAAGGTAGAAAGTTTGTTAAGGCTCTATGGAAAGATCCAGTAATGGTAGGGTTAGTCCGAGATGCTGAAGCGCTTGCTGACAAAATTCTTGATAGAGCATTAGAAGATAATGAAGAATGGAAACGTGACTTTGAAAGAAAATATCCTGATTACTTTAAATAATTCTAATAATCCAAAAACGGGATAGTGTAAATGGCCAAGAAAAAAAATCAAAAAAGAGAGCCTATTCGAAATCAAAAACAAGAAGTATTAAATCGTGACTTACAACGGCTGTTGAAGGCAAACGAAAAAGCTTGGACTGATCTTAAAGGCTCCAATACTAAAAAATCTAAGACGCTTAAAGATTGGATAGCCAGTAATGCGAAGTTGTGGACAGATTTAACTGCACATCAACAAGCAGATATATTGGCCGGAGGAAAGGCTGCTACTGCTCTTTGGGATGGTGCAAGTCAACGGGCAAAAGATTATCAAAATATTCAAAGGGACTTACAACAAGATCTGAAAGCTCAGTATGATATAAAAAAAGGGATGCATATTCAAGATGTTGCCATAGCTGCGAACGCATCAAGGTATAGTGAACTTATAGAAGAAAATACTCGGGCTTCCAAAAGAAAATTGGCAATTATGGACAACGTTATTGATCGTACTAATCAAATATCAGCTAACGCGTTAATGATAGGAACTTCAGAATTTCAAACTCTTGATTTATCCCGAGATATTGCAAAGGCAAAGGCTGAGGGCAATGATACTGATGTTGAAGAGTTAAAGTTACTTCAAAAACAACAGGAAATTTATACTAAAATTCATAAACAAATTGATGAAACTGCTAAGTTAATAGAACAACCATTTACTTGGTTAGACGGTATGATAAAACAAATTCCTATAATTGGAAATTTACTGTCATCTCTCATGCCATTTGACTCTTGGGGAAAAGAACTTTCTGATTCATTTAGAGAAGGTGCATCGGAACAGGCCGCAGAAACTGTTACTGGAAAAACACGAAAACAAAGAAAGGAAGATCAAGCCGCAGCAGAAAAGACAAAGAAAAAGACAGAGGGTGCGGTAGTGGCAGAGGGGAGTGAAGAATGGCAAGAGGAACATAAAGCCGCGACAGAAGATAATACAACTGCAGTAGCCGAAAATACAGAAGCAATGAAGAGTAATGCTAATGATACAACAGATACTACAGAAGGTGGTAAATCAATATCAGACTTATGGAATTTATTTAGTAGTCCTCGTACTGCTTATGTTCATGTAACTAATTTTGGTGATATTGAAGCAGGTGATAAGCCTGAACAATTTGAACAGGGTACGATACTTGATAGAAGTGGTAGACCATTACCTCCACCTGATATACCTAAAACTAATGTGGGTGGAGCCCAAGATGCGTCTAACGAATGTGAATTAGCAGCTCAAGAGGAACAAAAAAGGGTAGATGAAGAAGAGAATAAAAAAGAAGAAAATAAGCAAAAAAATATAGCTGATGAGTGTGAGAGAGAAGCAGAAGAAAATGCCAAAAAGGACCAAGGAGATGACCCACCAGGTAATACAAAACCAGAAGACGAAACAAAACAATTGAGTCTAAAAGAAAAACTTACGCAAAAAATGAAAGTGGGGATGCAAAAAGTTGGGGAAGTATGGGGTAAATTACCATTATCTGTGAAGCTACTTGCAGGTGCAGCCGTCGCTGCTGGAGTTGCTTTCTATAAAATGTGGAGTACTGCACGAGATATGGGTATTGCAATGGACGATATGCCTATAGCAGCAATGTTCCTTAAAGACGAAGCACAGGCTATATTAGATGAATTTGGTAGTTTACGAGATGTAAGTAGTAAAACTCTTATTACTATGAAAAAGATGGCATTTCTTCATGGAGTTGAAGCCAAAGATATGGCAAAGATATTGGCATTACAAACTGCTACTACTTCTCAAAGTAAAGACATGGGATTAAAGACTCAGGCTAAATGGATTAAAGAAATTAAAAGTGAAGGATTATCAGCAAATAAAGTATTGGCAGATATGGCAGCAAATGCTGATTTCATGGCCGAACATATGAGAGATGGGGGAGAGAATATTAAAAATGCAGCAAAACATATGGCTAAAATGGGATTGAGTTTACAGGAAGCGGAACAGATGTCAAATTCATTGTTAGATTGGGAAACATCTATTAATTCAGAAATGGAAGCATCAGTAATTCTTGGTCGTTCATTAAATTTTGAAAGAGCACGAAGTTTGATGTATAATGATAAAATTGAAGAAGCAATGAAAGAAATTAAAAATCAAGTTGGTGGTGAAGCTGAATTTGCAAGAATGAGTTCTACTCAAAGAAAGGTATTGGGAGAGTCTATTGGATTACAAGGAGAAGCATTAGCAAAATTTATGCAAACGGAAGAACAACAAAGAGAGTCGGCCAAGAAATCAGAAAAAGATGCAGCCGTGGCTCGGATGTTATCATGGGCGATGTGGGGTGCACTTGCTATTGGATTAGTTGTTGCTATTGGAGCCGGACTTGCATCAGCACTTAGTTTGGGGATAGGAGGATTGGCCGGTCTGGGGGCAACTTTAGGATGGGCTACTACAGGATTTGCCGCCGGA